GAGTTTAGAAAATATAAATGATATATTTAAAATACCAATTTGTTTTAATAAACAAGTAAAACACATAAATAATTCTGTTATGGATGATTTGGAATTAATCAAAACTAACAACCATTTAGATAATAATAAGCAACTCGTAGATAAAGATGATTCGCCAATATATCATGCTATTTTTAACCCAAACAATATTGCGTCTGCTAAAGTAGTTGAACAATTCGCAACCCATTACACAACCGACACCAAATATTTAAAAGACACACAGTTATTAATTAAATCTTTATCTAGTAAGGAATTAAATACTATTAATAATAAACACAACTTTTACGACAGCGATATAAATACAGTGGTTACAAAATGGGAAGAAATAGTTAAAGATACGGGATTTTGTGAAAAGTATTTATATATTGACTGGAAGTTTGCGAAAGAATTAAATAATAATGCGTCCTTTTTACAAATTATGAGCATTTACAATATTGCGTCTCCCTTATTTTCTCTATGTCTACCCATTTTTGTATTAATAATTCCCTTTTTCATTATTAAATTAAAGGGAATTAAATTGAATATTAAAGAATACGTTGAATTACTAAAGGTAATTGTGTCAAATCACGCTATTTTCAAGGTATTCACGGAATTCCACAAAGTAGAAACGGGACAAAAGTTATATTTGATTTTTTCAGCAGCATTTTACTTGTTTTCCATTTATCAAAATATCCTCGTATGTATACGTTTCTACTCCAATATGAAGAAAATACATGACTATATTGCCACATTTAAACCGTTTTTAGCATACACATTAGATATAATGAATTACTTTCACGATAAGACATGCCTTTCTGCGAATTATAATGTATTTAATAATGAACTTAAAGACAAAATGGCAGTATTAGGGGAAATTTATAGTAAAATACACGCTATTTCGCCGTTTGGTCTCACAATAACCAAGCTAACCGAGGTGGGCAATATCATGTATATATTTTATCAGTTACACGACAATTCCAGTTATAAAACCGCATTTACATATGCTCTCGGGTTTAATGGATATTTCAATTTAATGGTGAATTTATCTACACATGTAAAGGATAAAAAATTGGTAAAAACACAATTCATTGGTAAAGACAAGAATGGAAACAAAAATAAAACAGTTTTTAAAGACATGTATTATCCTAAATTTGTCAATAATAATGAGACAAATATTGTTAAAAATGACTGTTCTTTGGAAAAGAACATTATCATTACCGGGCCCAATGCGTCGGGAAAAACGACAACTCTTAAAACGGCCCTTATTAACATTATTTTATCGCAGCAAGTTGGCTTTGGTTGTTTCAAATCGTTGAAACTGAAGCCTTACGATTTTTTTCACTGCTATCTAAATATTCCCGACACATCCGGGCGAGACAGTCTATTTCAAGCGGAGGCACGGCGTTGTAAAGAAATAATAGATTGTATAAATGATAACGATCAACTAACACATTTTTGTATATTTGATGAACTGTATTCCGGGACCAATCCGGAAGAGGCAATCATAAGTGCCGGCGCTTTTATGGATTATATTGTCAAGAATAATAATGTAGCTTGCATGCTAACAACGCATTATATTGATTTATGTAAAAATTTATCTAAAAATAAAAAAATTAAAAACTACCATATGCAAGTAAATAAAACTAACAATAATATCACATATACATATTTAATGAGAACGGGCATCTCAAATATTAAAGGCGGGTTAAAAGTGCTACATGATATGAATTATCCCCAAGAAATATTAAATAAAATATAATTTACAATTATTCGTTTTAATAATTATTTAAATATATAAATACTTTTTAAGAAATGTCCCTCTCTATTTTATTTAGTTCATCATTTTTATTTAGTATAGCTGCTATACTTGTTTTAGCGGGTGCTATTTTCGCTTATGTTACTTATCGCATGAGTGAACAAGATCATAAATTGAATTCTATGTTAGGTCTTATTACAACTATTGCTGGCGAAACACAATACTTTAGAAGCAAAATAAGTGTTCTACAGCAACACGTGTTTGCCAATACAGAAGATCAAGATCAAGATCAACCAACAATAGGCGGCAAACATAATGATTTAATTAGCGTTTCAGATAATGAAGACGAAGACGAGGAAGACGAAGATGATGAGGAAGACGATGAGGAAGACGACGACGATGACGACGACGACGACGACGATGATGACGAAAATGAAGATGAGGAGGAGGTGGGAGAAGACGATAGTCAAAATATTGAAGATCTAGGTTTATCTTTAGGAAATATTGATATAACTAACAATGTTGTTATTGAAGATTTAGAGGAAGTTTCTAGTGACATAAAAACAGTTCATTTGAATTTAAATGAAACCTTAACAACGCCATTTAATATAGATAGCGAGATTACCCATTTTTTGGATAATACAGAAGAATCCGATATTAACATTGAACAAAACGAGACCCTTTCCTTAAAAAATATACAACTTAATGGGAATAATGATATAGATGATTTGAGTCGCGAATATAAAAAAATGCCGCTACAAAAGTTAAAGGAAATCGCAGTAGCTAAAGGTCTTGTGACCGACGCATCTAAATTGAAAAAACACGATTTATTAAAAATTATTGAAAACTAACACAGTTATAAACGTTTTAATTATTTGCTAACAAATATTATCTTAAAGTATAATATGAATTATACTTTAACACCTCATCAAGATTCAAATGGCAATGATTACGGCGCGTGGCAACCCGATTCAGTCGTCAACAAAAAAATACAAGTAGATACAAATATTGCTTCAAATTGGAAATATAGACAATATATGCAGAATAACGCAACCCATATCATGAAATACAATACAATGGAGTCTATTTATACATCCGGTAATAATCCATACACGGTCAAAAATACTGAACGAACTAACAATACACCTATTTTATATTCATCTAACAAATATAGCAGCAATCCTAGTTTTGGTCTTCATAATAGCGATTTAAAACAAGATTATATGACAAGAGAGAATTATCAAATGCGAAAAGTTGCTCCAACAATTCCTACTAATTTTTAGGGTATTTTCTAACAGAATAAAACAAAATAAAACAATTTAATATTAATAGGTGTAATATACCATATGTTAGTATTAAGTATAGATGTGGGAATCAAAAATCTGTCATTGTGTTTATTTGAAATAAATGATTTAAAGAACGATTTAAAGAACGATTTAAAGAACGATTTAAAGAACGAAATAAAAATAATTAAATGGGATAATCTAAATTTATGCGAAAAGATTGAAATGAATTGTGTGGAAATAGAAAAAAGCGGGGGATTATGCGGTAAAGTGGGTAAATTTATAAAAAACGGTGCTTGTTATTGCTTAAAACATTCAAAAAAATACGATTATTTACAGCCCACTCAAGATCTAAATATGGCATATTTGAATAAGCAAAAAATACAAAAACTACAAGAGATTGCTGATAAATACAATATTTCCTATACAAATCCAAATGTAAATCCAAAAAAAACACAATTACTTGACATAATTAGTGCGTTTGTAAAGGAAAAATGCTATGAAGCGGTTGAAAAAGTGAACGCACCTACTGTTAGTTTAGTAACAATTGGTAAAAACATTCAGCATAAGTTTGACGAGTTGCTAGAAGACCATATTGCGAATATCCAGACCATTATTATAGAAAACCAAATAGGTCCACTTGCCAACAAAATGAAGACGATTCAAGGGATGATTTCGCAATACTTTATTATGAAAAACAACGATATTAACATTGAATTTATTAGCGCTTCCAATAAATTGAAGGATTTTATGCCGAAAAAGGGAGAAAAAAATGGTCCCGAAAAAATGGATTATAAACAGCGCAAAAAACTCGGTGTCCAAACGTGTTTGGAATTTGTTAGTACTGACAATAGGTTTAATGAGTGGGAAACATTTTTTAATAAACACGCCAAAAAAGACGACTTGTCTGATTGTTTTTTACAAGGATTATGGTATATTAAGCATAAGTTGAATATATAACGCGGAAACAATTATTTTATTTGTAAAAATGTTTATATAAGTATTTTATATTATGCTGAAAAATACAAGTTCATATATTACTAAAAATGTTACAGTATATGCTAAACGAATTAGTACAAATGTAATTTCAAAAAATGTGCGGTTAAATACGAGCGAAAATCTTGCTTATTGGTGGATATATGCCGATCCAAAATTAACTACTAAACTGGGTTCATTGGTTTCTCGAACATCGGCTGTCCCAGAACTACAAAACCCAAATAAAAACATTGAGTTTATTAGTCAACGCGGAAATTTAGATAGACTATATAAGGGCGTACCAGCTGGTCCTTATACAATTATAGGAACATCCAACGATAATGACGTGCTTACAAAAGGGTTTGCGGGACAGATAATCGGTGCGAATTCTACTACTAGCGGATCTTGCGGGACATTTGTTTCCACTGTAATAAAATCTAATCAAAAAACGGTTGTTGTAAAAATAGATGCTGTTATAAGCATTTTGAAAAAATAATACCGATCATTTTATTTGTATAAAATAAAATATTAGTACATTTTATAATATGTCAACTACAGTCCCACACTATCTTGTTAGTGATAAATCACAAACGATTTATGACAATCCAAAGCTTAACGCTTCCAGTATAAAAACTACATGGAAACTCTATATCGATAAAGAAAGAAAAACCCAAGTAGGTAAGGCAATTTCATTTACAAATTCGTTAAAAACTGGGGAAAATACTTATACCAATTTTGTAACAATTTCAGTAACACATTACAAAAATGGTATTGCCAATACTAGTACCACTATTTTACAAAAAAATAACCAATATTTACCTTTCGCTGGTAAGTTATTCGGCGGACAACCAAAAAACGTAAATTTAAATGCGCATTATACAGCAACCCAAATAGGCTATAATAATGGACAGCGAATATTAAAAGTTAATTTAACAACCATATCATAAAATATAAATTTATTTTTGTTTTAGTTAAATTAATTATTATAAACTATTTATTACAAATATATATTTTGTAATTCGTAAGACTTAAAATTAAATGTTCTTATTTATTCATAATGGATAACGACATAATTGACATATCTATGGATTTTGATTCACTTTCGAATAATATGAGTACTGGGTCAAAGACCAATTTCGGAGGGGGTATTGAATTGCTAATGAACGAAAAAAAATCGGTATCCATGTCGCCTACTAGTAACATAGAAATTGATGATTTAAATAATTTAGAAAACGAATTGAATAATTTAGCAAATGATACACAATCTATACCTAATACTTTTGAGTCTAACTTATTCGGTGTTAGACAGTCGGACGATGGAGACAGACAGTCTGTAAGATTTGATACGAATGTTAGTCATTCCCCTCCTCCAAATTTAGGACAATCTACTTCAAACACTAACACAAATGCTAAAACATGGGACGGATACGGCAAATTCAATAATATTCCCATTCATCCCGATGCCTCAATGTCATCTGAACCAAGAATGTCTAAAGAAGAGTTACTGAGGGAAAAATTCAAGTATTTAAGAAAGTTGGAGGCGCTTGAGAAAAAAGGGGTTGAACTAACAAAAAAATACAATATGGATTCCAATTTGATGGAAATGCAAGGCGAATATGAGATGATTATGGAGGAAAAGGCTAAGCAAAATTCCGTAAAGTTCCAAGGCAATATGATGATGGCGATTATTAATGGTATGGAATTTTTAAATAATCGGTTTGACCCTTTTGACGTGAAGTTGGATGGATGGGGCGAGCAAATCAACGAAAACATTACCGATTACGACGAAATATTTGGCGAACTTTATGAGAAATACAAGACCAAGGCATCTATGGCACCCGAATTGAAGCTCCTCTTTCAGCTCGGCGGCAGTGCTATGATGGTCCATATGACTAATACCATGTTTAAGAGCGCTATGCCCGGTATGGACGATATTTTGCGACAAAACCCCGATTTGATGCGACAATTCCAGTCAGCCGCCGTGAATTCTATGGCCGGATCTAATCCGGGGTTTTCGGGCTTCATGAGCGGCCTAATGAATCCGGAGCCGCAAGCACCTCTAGGTAGAGGGCCACCCCCACCAATGGCCACCCAAGGTCCGAATGGGCTACAACCGCCACCCAATCGTGCTGGCAACAATATGAACCCTAGTGGCTCCATGGCACGTTCGGCATCATTACATGACGACGGTATCAGCTTTAGGGAGTCCGGTATGAGTATTGCCGGCTTTGAGCCCCCTCAAGCAGCGCAAAGAAGCGAGCGTCGCCCCGAAATGCGCGGCCCTAGTGATTTATCCAATATCCTCTCTGGGTTAAAAACAAAGACAATTGACATTGCCTTAGCACCTTCGTTTTCAAATGACGAAATAAATATTAATCAAAATAATAATATAATTGTGGAAGATGTGAATAATAGTAGTACTATCAGCATTGACGACTTGAAAAGCCTACAATCTAACGCAAATGTGCCAAAACGTAGCCGCCGCAAGCCCAAATCGGATAAAAACACTGTTAGTTTAGATATTTAGACGAATTCCTAATTCTGATTTATAAATTCGGAATACATATACATAAAATATAATATCATTATATAAATGACACTATATACCGAAGGACAGATGTATACCGAAGGACAGATGTATACCGAAGGACAGATGTATACCGAAGGACAGATGTATACCGAAGGACAGATGTATACCAATTGCCTCTTTATTTTTCGCCGTGACTACCGTATTACAGACAACGTAGGCCTCAACTTGGCGAATAGTAAAGCCAAACATATTTATCCCGTCTTCATATTTACCCCCGAACAAGTGACGAGTGCTAACAAATTCAAGTCCGACAATGCCGTCCAATTTATGATTGAGTCCCTTGAAGATTTAAACGCGCAAATTCGCAAAATGAGCGGAGGCAAATTACTCACTTTTTACGGGCACAATTTAGCGGTTGTTGGCGACCTTATTGACGAGCTTGATATAAATCTCGTTTGCTATAATGTTGATTACTCGCCCTATGCCATAGAGCGCGATATTGATTTGTTACACTTGTGTAACAAACGTGGTATACATTTTGATTTCGGTCATGACTATTATTTACATCCGCCGGGCACCATTACCAACGGGACCGGCAATACATACCAAAAATTTACGCCTTTTTACGAGACCAGTTCTAAAAAAAAGGTGGATGCTCCCGCATCTTTGAGGAAAATACACTTTGCTAGCACTAACAAGTCATTGCCGCACTCTATTACATTGGCAGTCGCATTACAAAAATTCTGTAAGGTGAATCCCGACATTTTAATACACGGCGGCCGCGACAACGCAATAAAACAGATGCGTATTGCGGCCAAAAATTGTAAAAGCTACGAGAAAACACATAACGATGTTGAATTGCCCACTAGCGAACTCAGCGCCTATATTAAATTCGGCTGTGTTAGTATTCGCGAAGTATATAAAGCTTTTTCCAAAAAACACTCGTTTATTCGCCAACTATTTTGGCGCGACTTTTACGCTAATATTCTTTTCGCCTTCCCCGACGTATTAGGATCAGCTCTGAAGCCCAGTTACAACAAAATAAAATGGCATCATAATACGTCGTGGTTTAATGCGTGGACCAATGGGATGACCGGGTTTCCGATAGTGGATGCCGGAATGCGACAACTGAATACAACGGGCTATATGCATAACCGCGCGCGGCTCATAACGGCATCGTTTTTAGTCAAGACGCTGCTCATATCGTGGGAAAAGGGGGAACAATATTTTGCTCAGAATTTGACAGATTACGACCCGGCGAGCAACAATGGGAATTGGCAATGGGTTGCCGGATCCGGCGCCGATTCGCAGCCTTATTTC